AAATATGTATACCAAATACAAGGTGCACTGGTAAACCCAATGGGTAAATTCCTGGGACTCCGTGTCTTGGTAGGAAGCGCAGAGATTTTAGATATGGTCGACGTACCTGTAGAGGTATTCGCACAAGACACAGTCAAGTACCTGCAATTCAGACTCAGCATCACGGCAGAGCGCCTGGTAGTTCAGACGCTACCAACTGAAATTCAAAATAGTATAAAAGCGCCGCTTGGGCGCTGGCTGGACCACTGGGTCCTAGAAAACTTTTATGGCGATAATAGCAACAGAAAAAGTCCTTACGTTGGACTGGTGGAAGCCGGCAGCAAAACTAAAAGTCGGTGACTACGTCTTTGACCGCAACGGCAAACCTGTACAAATTAAATTGATCCAACAGTACCGGGTTGAGGACTGCTACCGCGTCATGTTTGATGATCACCTGACACTATCTGGTGATGGCAAGCTGGGCTTTCCCATGGAAGACATCAAGTACCGCAAAAGGTTGTGCTCCTACAAAGGCCACTTTAAGTTTAGGCGGCCACTTAAGCACATCGTTATTGACAACCTCACAGAACTACCACTAAAAAACAACCGCAATCGTTCAGTTTACTCTGTCCCCACAACACAGCCACTACAATTTCCTTACCAGGATCTACCAGTGCCGCCGTTTGTCTTTGGTTACTGGTTCTTTAACAGGACACCAACCCAAAAATTGACGGTAGAGACTGAAAAACAAGAAGAAATTATTCAAAGATTCAAAGATTACGGATACAAAATCATTCTTGGCAGCAAAAAACCCTACAACCGGCGTGAGTTTACAGTAAAACCTAGCATAGAATCGCAGCTGGTGCCTAACATTCCGTCGGTAGTCCCGTACAATTACCTTTTAGCCAACACCGAGCAGCGTATTGAACTACTTTCTGGAATTATTATGGCAAAAAGGGCCCAGTACAACCAAAAAGCTGACCGTTTTGGAATAACGGCCAAAAATTTAAACACAATCACCAGGATTCAATCACTTGTGGAGTCACTGGGTTGCAAAACAATCATTGAGCACGAGGAAAACAACAGCAACTACTCGATTAGTTTTCGTTCAAGGCATTCACTGGTATCTAATCAAGCGAGCCCACCTGTAAAGGTACACCACGCTCGCAGGTACGTCAGTAAAATTAGTAAACTGCCGGCGCAACTGTGTGTTCACATCGAGACAACATCCGAAGATAGTACTATCTTAGTAGGAGAAGGCTTTATACCATGTCGTTAACCGTACAACAAGAACAAAAACTTAAAAAATTTGCAGACGCGCGCAAGCACTGGCCCAAGCAGCAACTAGACTCGCTCATGTGGCAAGTTAAGTGGTCCCTGCAGGCCCTGCCGCATCAAAAAGAACCAGAAGACAAAGAATATGACACGTTTCTTATGCTTGCGGGCCGCGGGTCTGGCAAGACGCACACTGCCTCTCATTGGATTGGTATTCGTGCTTGGAATTACGACAACACACGCTGGCTGGTCACTGCGCCAACCTCTAACGACATCAGAGCGACCTGCTTCGAGGGAGATAGTGGACTCATCAACATCATCCCACCCAGCCTTATACGCGATTACAATAAATCCCTATTTGAAATCACCCTTACGAACGGATCCATCATTCAGGGCATACCAGCATCAGAGCCAGAACGGTACCGGGGAAAACAATTCCACGGGGCGTGGTTTGACGAGCTGTGTGCATTTGACTATCTTGACGAGGCCTACGATGGAGTGCAGTTTACTCTCCGACTTAAGGACGCAAGGATACCACGCGTCCAGCAAATCATCACCACCACCCCCAAGCCAAAAGAATTAATCGTTGACTTAAACGAGGGCAAGATTGGTGGCGACGTGTACGTATCAAACGCCAGCTCTTACGACAACCGCGCCAACTTATCGGCGACGTTCTTCAAGCAGCTGGAGACATACGACGGAACGGACATCGGCCGCCAAGAGATCTACGGGGAAATTCTTGACCCCGAGGCGACTGGTATCATTAAGCGCAAGATGTTCAGAATGTGGCCCGCTAACAAGCCGACACCAATCCTGGAGTACGTAATTGCCTCGTACGATCCGGCTACCTCAGAAAAAACCATGAACGATCCAACGGCCTGTACCGTCTGGGGCGTGTTTGACAGGGAGGACGCCGGGACCTGTGTTATTTTACTCGACGCGTGGGACAACCACCTCTCCTACCCGGAGCTACGGCGCAAAGTTATTGACGACTTCAAGGAGGTCGTGTACGGCGCTGACAACGACTTCGGTAAGGGCAAGAAGGCAGACCTTATCCTGATGGAAGACAAGTCGGCTGGTATCTCATTGATACAGGAGCTGCAGGGCGCTCACGTGCCGGTCAGGGGCTACAACCCAGGACGAGCCGATAAAGTGCAACGACTGAACATTGTCGCGCCGCTAGTCGCCAAGGGAAAAGTATTTATTCCTGAAGATTCAAAGATGAAGGGTGAATTTGCGGACTGGTCTAAAAGATTTTTAAGGCAGGTCTGCTCGTTTCCAGAAGCAGGCGGGCACGATGACTACGTGGACTCACTATCACAAGCACTGCGGGTCTTGAGAGACAGCGGCTGGCTGCAGCTAGATCCACTGCCGGCAAGGGACTACGACTACGCTGACGACGACTACAATAACAAATTTGTTAATCCATACTCGCAATAGGGGCGCTTTGCCCTGTATTCTTGTATTATTATAATTAGAATGAATCTTTTAAAAACTCCCCACGAAAAGCTCATGGAAGACGCAGGCCTCGCGCCCCAGTCTCCCGGCATGCTAAACACACCCCGCCAACTTCTTATGCAGGAGGTCGGTGGCATGCCACACTTTGCTGCTGGTGGGCAGATGTTTGGGCAGAATAAATCTTGGGCGTTTGGCCAAAATGCGGCACCGGCCTACGTACAGGGCGTACCTCCACCACAGCACCACGCTGACGGCGGATCGACAACAATGTCACCGCAAGACATGCTGGCCTCACTTGTCGCCTCTGGTCACTTACCAGCGCACTACGCGCCAGGGGGGAGTGTTGAGCACTATTTTAAAGGGAGCTCAGTTAAAAACATGTCTACACAAGCCGCGTTGACGTTGCCGTTTGCGGATGAAGAATTAACAGACATTGCTAAGCACATAAAACAAAAACAATACACCCCGGCGGCAATTAAAACGGGGTTACTTGGATTTTCTGCATTTGCACCACTTAACCCACTAACAGCATTTATTTCTGGAATAACAGAGTCTGACGAAGTTGGGGCTGGATCAACGCTTGATGAATACAATAAAAGAAAAGAGGAAGAGTCCGCAAAATACAGGGCACAACTTCAACAAACATCTCCGGTTTTTAGAAGACCCGAGCCAATGACACCAGAACAAATGCAAGATTACGCACTTGGTTACCCAAACATGGCACTTCCACCAGTAAAACCTTATCCGGCAATAAAATAATCTATGGCAAACCCACAACTACCTATCCAAGCCGGCGCTAATCTTCCGGGCCTTGACACTGATGAGAACATCAAACAAGCTCAAGACCAAGATGCCGAGATGGACATGTACGAGCAGACACTTGGGCTAGACCCAGACGAAGTCGAAGAGGAAGTAATCGAGTTGGATGACGGTTCGGTTGTCGTTAACTTCAAACCAAAAGAATCACCAAAACAAAACCCTGAGTTCTACGAGAACTTAGCGGAGTCGTTTGATGAGAGTATGCTGCAGGCACTAGCGTCGGAATATTTAGACTTAATTGACGTGGACCAAGAGTCACGTGAGCAACGTGACAAGCAGTACGAAGAGGGACTACGCCGCACTGGACTTGGTAAAGACGCGCCTGGTGGTGCCACGTTTGATGGCGCCTCCAAGGTGGTACACCCGGTCATGGCGGAGGCCTGTGTAGACTTTGCGGCATCGGCAGCAAAAGAATTACTGCCACCTGACGGGATTGTAAAATCCAACATCAAGGGTGAAGCAGATAGAATTAAAACAGAGACAGCCGATCGTAAGGCTGACTTTATGAACTGGCAGTTAACAGAGCAAGTTCCAGAGTTTCGCGACGAGATGGAGCAGTTGCTGACCCAACTCCCACTCGGCGGATCCCAATTTCTTAAGTGGAGATTTGACACTGAACAGCGTCGTCCTACTTGCGAATGGGTACCAATTGATAACATCCTTTTACCGTATGCCTCAACCAACTTCTACACCTCACAGCGTGTAACTGTGGTACAGGACATTACAGAGGATGTGTTTATGCAGCGCGTTGACGCCGGTATCTATGTTGACATTGATTCAACGTACACATCAGACGCGCCACTAACTGACCAGACACAGTCTGAAAAAGCAAACAATAAGATTGAAGGCAAAAAAGAGCCATCCAAAAACGTTGACGGACTACGCCGCGTTTACGAGATTACTTGCTTTTTAAGACTTGACGACGACCAAGAATCAGATGGCCGCCGGGCACCATACATTTTAACCATTGACGAGTCTAGTAGTAAGGTACTATCCTTGTA